GCAATTGTGAAGCAAGAAATGAAAGGAATATAGCAATGAATGCACAGCAAGAATACGAATTCGCACTACTCTCATTCTGGTACCAACGTGCAGAACGTCGTGGCGATGTAATAGGCATGGCTAGCTACAATCGGCGAATATTTGCACTGATCAGTGCAGCATATCCGTGGTACTACAAGGCATTGCCAGAAACGGTGAAGGGTGAATAACATGGATAGCAACAAAACGTTAGTGCGAGATTCATACACCATCAACGCAAATCATTTTGCACGGTATGGCATGAATGAAGTGGCAGTGAGTGCAGACCATAATCACGATCACCTGAAGGTGGTTATATCTGGCCACAAACCACAGCTACAAATGGTCAATGATGCACTAGGCATTGTGTTAACACGCATTGCAGAATTGGAACGACTGGCAGCTGATTTGAAGATGATTATGCAATCGATGCAGGAAGGTGAAAAGTAATGTGTGAAGTAACACGGATGTATTTCGAGCGCGAAGTGGTAGGCACACCAGAAAACTGCAAACGTGTCTGGTTTGCAATGGTAAGGCATGATGATGATATGACGCGTGCAACACTATGGCAAGATGGTGCCTGGTGGTGCATGCAGCTGAAAAACCCTGATGGTGGTGTTTGGTCTAGTACCTGGGGTAATGCACAGCACATTGTAGAACAGCTGGCACAATACGGCCTGCAGGCAGATATTGATCACATTGATTTCAATGCGAGTAATTTCAATGTCAGATAAAAAGCGAATGATCATGCTACGACTGCCAGCAGTGATGGTTGATAGCATCGATGCACTGGCAGAGGATAAGGGGTTGACACGTACCAGCATGGTAATCATGCTGCTAACGTCACCAATATTTAAGGCTTTGAATGAGAAAAGGAAGGAAGCACAGCGCAATGCCAGAGAATCTAAAACTGATGGCACACGGCCGTAATGGCAAGTTTGTATGGTTTGTGTATCGTGAATTGGACAAGTGGCTGGTGGAAGTGGTAGCAGGCAATACGGCCAAATCATTCACCACCAGCACTGAACAAGACGCAATGAAAATGGTGGCTGATTTGCGTATGGATTACGAGTTAGGTAATTTCTAGGCACAACACGGCCTGCAGTGGAACAACACACTGCAGGCCCAAAGCGAACAGCACAGGTATTCGCCAGATCATTATACAAGATAGGAACAGCACAGATATGACCACTATATACAACAGGTTTATTATCATGACAGATGCACAGTGGCTGCACGTATTGCCAATGGTGCACCAGCCTGATGGCAGTATGGGTAATTTGATTAACCATCTCAAAACCACTACCACCTACATTGACGCTACATACCCAATGCCAATTGGCACGGTATGCGTGGTACGTGCAACAGGATTCATGGCAGGTGGCGTGGCGTGGCATTCGTCACCAGGCACTGATGGCAGTGTATTTTATCGCTGCCACTATGTAGAAAACATTTTATTCAGTGACAGTCAGGGTGAATGGCGCGTATGGCGAAACACAATGCACTATGGTAATGGCGTAACACTTGACAAACATCAATATGTAGCACGATTGGAAAACATCAATGACTAATCATTACAGCACAGATCAGGAATTATTGGCAGTATCGATGCGTGACTATTTCGAGATTGACAGTGAAATTACTGCACTTGAAGCAACGCAAAAAGATATTCGCCGCAATATCGAAACATTATGCATTGCCATGGGTGGCAATGTGAAGCTGGCACACGTTGGCAGTGCCATTGTCACAGAGCCTAGCACCAGCCACAGCTACGATACCAAAAGCATCGATGCGTTACTAATGGAATTGGTACAGGCTGGCGAATTGCATACTGCCAAAAAAATCATGGAATGCAAAAAAGAAACCACGCGCGCTGGTGGTTTACGAATCACGAAGGCGAAATAATGAACACAATACTAATTGGGTTGGCAATCACTGCCATGATCATGGGTGTATCAGTCACCATTGCACAGTGCATGGTGTGGTACGAAAAAACCATTGCCAGCTGGCACCACGAAGTGCTACAAGAGGAATTCGCCAAAGGTTGGGATTCTGCCATTCAGTTTATGAAGCGCGATTAATTGCAATCTGGCAACGCACAAATAAACCTTGTGCGTTGCCAGTCAAGAAGGCAGCAATGGATTATTTTGCATCATTAGATGGGTATCGATATTATTCGCAATGGGTTGGTGATCACTACATTGTAGTAATGCCATTTGATGACCATGGATTTATTCGCCTATCGGAGTTTGGCAAACTGATTGTGGATATTCACACTACTGCCAGTCTTGACGTGGTGGCCAAAACCATCTGTACGTATGTGGCAGATTATCGCAACAATGACCGTGATTTGACAGATGCACAGTGGCACCAGATTGCACATGCAGGAATACCCAACACGCCAGCAGTGCAAAAGGTTGTGCAAGTTAGTTTGTTTTAGTGTATAATTGTTATACGTTAGGAGGTGATGAAACATCAAAACACGTTTAATGGCTGTTCGCATCGATACCCAAATCTACCTGGCACTGCTGATGGTAATAGCAGAACGGGCCAGGCAAGGCACACACACCACATTATCTGATGTGGTACGCAATGCAATCACAATGTATCTACAAGATGAAAGAAACGAGAAACACAATGAGCTGGCAAGATGACGCACAGGGTATGGAATGGAAAACCCAAGAGGACAAAGACCAAATGCCACGGATTCGTTGGGCGCATGGTCGTAAGGTTGGGAAGGTCGCAGAGTTTGGCCGTTGGTATGCCAAGGCTGATGGCATGCCAACACCACCAGACGGCTGGGAAGAATCAGATTTGTATGATGATGGTGGCTGGCAGGCAAAATCAATGATGTTTGCACCACTGCTGAAGCGATCGCAAGCATTTAGTGTTGATGACACAGGCACCTACACGTGGCATGACCACTGGCAGAAGGGTTTGAAAATCTATACTGAAGTGGTATGTTTGTTGCATGGTTTCGAGGAACCTGTTATTTTTGCCTGCAAAGGCTGGACCGCGGGCCGTGTCATTGGTGCCAAAAATAGCGTGGTATCAGAACACAATGAATTTGTGCACAAGGTAGCAAACGCCACGGCCAAGGCACCACTGCCACCATGGGCATTTTGGATTCCTGTAGGTGGCAGTTACAATGCCAAAGGTGAACCAATATTTGTAGATGTGGGCCAAGGCCAGCAGAAAACCGTGCTACACGATATTGTGTTGGAAGGTATCAAACAGCCAGCTAATCGAGAAACACTCACACGGTTGTATGTAGGCAAAGAGCTGATGCAATACGGCCTGCATATGCGTAATGGCCTTGTAGAAGATGGCTGGCATATCAAGAAACGTGGCAATGTGGCAGCAGAACAACCTGCCACCAATACACCACAACCATTAGACGATGACAGCCTATCATTTTAGTATTTCGTTATCTCATGATAGACTGCATACACTCTTGTATGCAGTCTATTTATATCAGTAGGTATTTCAAATGAGCACAGCACAAAAGATACTGCAGGCACTCAATCTGGTGCCAAACGAAGCAGGTCAGTACAGATGCAATTCACCATACCGTGTGGGTAGTGATAGCAATTCATTTTCACTCATCATTGATGATGATGAGCATGGCGCGTTTGTAGATTTTGTATCAGGTCAAAAAGGAACCCTATACCAGCTGGCAGATTTTCTTGGCATCGATACGGCCAAAGAAATAACTACCAGCAAACGTGCATACCGTGATCATCACGACTATGCCACACAGAAAGGCGTAGAATGGACGGTATTTGAAAAAGCGGGCTGGACTGCCACAAAGAAAAATAGACGGCCTGCAATGGCAATCAGCACAGAAAATGGCACACGCTACAGGTTTCTTGATTATCAGGATTCAAAAACATACATCAGTGATACGGGTTTTAAATCCTGCTGGTACAAGTTACGCGAAGCAGTGCAGATGGCACGCGCTGGCAATCTGCCACTCGTGTACACCAATGGCGAAGCATCGGTGGTGGTAGCACAATACTATGGCATACCTGCAGTGACCATGGCAGGTGGTGGCGAACGGGTATTGCCTGCATCACTCCTAGACGAATTACAAGGCTGGTGGTCAAGTGGTCAAATAATCATTGCGTTGGATTGTGACAATACAGGCAGGAGTGCCACCAATGATTTGCTGGCACAATTCAAATCTGCACAGATGAATGCATACGGAATCGATATGCGATTGGGTAAAGGTGGTGATCTGGCAGATTACTGCAATCTGTACCAGGCCACCACCATGCACGAGCTGGCAGCACTACCAATCATGACAGGACCACTGAACAAAACGATTGAATATGTAGTGAAACGCGAAATAATCAGTGCACGTGATTTAGATGCAAAACGCTTCCAAGCACTGCAAATGATTATTGAGGAGTTTGGGCCTGAAGGGTGTATTTTATTTGCAGGCAAACCAAAAGCACGCAAATCGTGGCTATCTACTGGCATTAGTTTGTGTGTGGCATACGGCCGTAATGCACTTGGCAAATACGCTACCAAACAAGGCAGTGTGTTGTATATGGATTTGGAATCTAATCAACGTCGTATGCAGTCACGTTTGCGCCAGATGCAAATGAATGACGAACCACTACCAGAAAACTTGTTTATTGTGAATGAGTGGTCAAAAGGAGATGAAGCGGTAAAAGAATTAGATGAGTGGCTAACGCACCAAAAAGATTGTGTGCTGGTCGTGATCGATATTCTCGAAAACATACGCGCACCACGCCAAAAGAATGCGAACCCCTACACTGAAGATTACGATGCAGTCAAACCATTAAACGTGCTGGCAGAAAAACATCACTGCCTGATTCTGGTAATCCATCACACGCGCAAATCAAAAGCTGAAGATGCATTTGATGAAATATCAGGCACCACAGGGTTGGTTGGTGGTGTATCTGGCATGTGGATATTGTCACGCATCAGCGGTGATGATGACAAATCACAGCAGGCAGAATTTCTGGTGCGTGGTCGTGATATTGATGCAGACGATAAGCGAACCCTGCAATGGAATGATGCAAAATCAATGCATGAAGTTATCGGAGATAATGAATCATTTCTGCTATCACCAGAACGACGCGATATATTGAAACTGCTAGAAAACGGCCTGCACTACAGGCCACAGGATATTGCAGACGCAATAGGCAAGAGCAGGCAGAACACGCACAAGATGCTTACACGATTCAAGGCAGCTGGCATGGTCAAGCAGGACGCGAACGCAAAATATTTTGTGGTCAAGAACAAAACAATACCTGTTGGCTATGATGACACACCACCAGTAATCGATGCAGTGCCAGCAGTGGCCCCTATAACGCCACCACAGGCACCATTGCCTACCATCAGCATGCTAACTATGCTACCTGAACACAAGATAGCAGAAATGCGTGTGCTGGCCAAAAGCGATGTACAGGAAGATCACTATGCACTATCCAAAATGCTTAGTGCCATGAGTATCATTGGCGATATGCAAAAACGTGTGGTAAGCGAACTATGCAATTAGGTGGTTTACATGGGTTTACACGGTTTACAGTGGTTTACGTGGTTTACACGGTTTACATATGTAAACCATGTAAACCAGGGTGGATTTAGGGTGGTTTACAAGGTTTACGGCATTGCAGTGCAGTAATCTGGCATTGTGTAAACCAGTAAACCAGTATTTCTAGGAATTGATAAAAAAAGGAACAACAATGAACAAGTTACGACTGAACAGTGAGTGCATTGGCTGCAGTGATCAATTCACGCCAAATGATGATGGTGTGCCACTATGCGGATTTTGTCGCAACAATGTACCTGCAGTGCGTGCCAGACTCAAAACCATGCTGGCAGTGATTGGTGATAGTTTGGCGAGTAACATCGAACGACTAAGTGAAAACGACACTGCCAGATTCGATGCAATCTACAAAATCAAAATTAACCTGCCACGAGCTGGCAACACCACAGAAGCAATGGCTGCACATCGATTGGCACACAGTGATTTTGCCATGCGTATTGCAGCCACCAAACGCAAGAATGATGCACTAGCAGCAGTGCTTCAATTGCAGGACACGTGCAAGGCCCTACAAGACAAGTTACACGCACTAGACACACTGGAACACCTATCATGAGTGTGCGAAGCAAAATATATGATATGGAACCACAGTTTGTATTTACGTTGGTACGACAGCACGGCATACGTGGCACCTGCAAAATACTGCAGGTTGGTGGCCATGCACTGCAAAAGTTTCTGAAGTTACACAAATTCGATAATTCGCCACCATGGACCAAAAAGCATGTACTGCAGCACTACATCAAAAAAGGATTTAGTGCACAGGAGATTGCGGCAGAATTAGGGTGTGTGTCAGATACCGTGTATACCTGGCTGCACAAATTTGATTTGATTGTCGATTACAAACCATGGACTGCACAAGAAGAAAAGTATTTGCTATTCATGGCGTTTCAGGAACCGTGGCCAGTGATTGCACAAAAGCTTGGCAGGACCATTGCGGCCGTACAGATTCGCACAAAGAAGCTTGGCATTCGATCATCAGCAATGATTGGCTATTGTGTCGAGGATATTGCCAGTGATACGCACATGACACGCGAACAGGTGCGCGTCTGGTACCAACATCTAGGCCTGAAATCAACACTAATAAAAACCACACGCAATGTGACTGTGAACCCTGTAGATTTCTATGAGTGGTTAATAGCAGGCAATATATTCCGCATCGAGGATATAAGCAAGTGTGCACATTGGCTGAAGGAGATACACGCCAATGCCATGCAGGAATATATATCGAACAAAGAAATCAATTACTACGCACCAAAAGTAATGGATTACGCAGCGCGTCAAGAGTGGCCAAACCGTGTAGTGCCTGAAGTGCTGATGTATATCCATCGATATGGCATAGGCAATCTGTACAGACGTGATGCAGTGCGCGAGTGGCTGAAGCACTACAGGTATCTACTACCACGCAAGATTACGCCACAAATGCCAAACTATTTATGGTGGCGTGATTTTGCCAGTGAATGGGATCACTACTATATATACCGTAATGAAGTAGTGCATATGATTGGCGAGTATCAAGGCAAGGTAGGCCACCTACAAAAGGCGTATGCGTTCCCAAAATCTACGTGTAGCATGCATGGCTATTTTGTGCGGAGTGAAATTGCCAGCTGGTGCAGAACCACTGGCATGTATACAGAATGGCTAAAACACTTATGAGAAACGCCAAAACAGACCACAATCAAAACGAGATTGTGCAGGCATTGCGCCAGATTGGGGCCAGCGTAGTACTGCTGCATAAAGTAGGCAGTGGTGTGCCTGATCTGCTGGTAGGGTTTCGTGGCGTAACGCATCTACTCGAAGTGAAGCAGGCAAAAGGCAAACCCAACGTAAGGCAAGAGCAGTGGTATAGAGAATGGAACGGCCGTGCACCAGTGGTAGTAAAAACCATTGATGATGCAATCAATGCAGTAATAGACAATTGACAATGTATATCATATTGATATATGATATGCGTGGCGTTGAATGATAGGAGTAGACAAAATGGAACTAGTGAAGCAAATTCGTGTGTTGGCAGTGTTGCTAGGAATTGTGGCAATACTCATGGCGTGGCTGAATCAATACTTTATTTCGGGGTGTATGACCATACTAGCACTGCAGTTTGTGGTGTGGGTATGGCACCAACAAAAGGCTGGCAAGTGATTACACTACTCTTATACCTAACCTGCAGCCTAGGAACCTGCCACGTGGCACCACTCAATGTTACACCAGCAGCAGTGGCCATTGCCACGTGTGAGAGTGGCGATACAGTGACGTTTGGTAGCTATGCATTGCACGCCAGGAGTGCCACAAATGATGGTGGCATCTGGCAGTTTAATGATAGTACGTATATGTGGCTGAATGGATATGATCATGCAGAGCAGGACACGCCACGCAATCAATACGACACGTTTGTATACCTATGGAATGATGGCAAAGGCTGGCGGCATTGGGCAAGTAGTAAATCATGCTGGGATAAGTGGTTGTATATTGATGCGAATGATAAGGCAGTGATGAAATGACAATGAACGAATTTATATTCGAGCCATATACGCCAAAACCCGAAACATATCGTATGTATATATTTCGCCAAGAAGTGGCATTTACCAAACATGGCGATGTGTGGAATGGCAAATTGCAATTTGACGGCAAAGAGCATTTGTTGTCATGGTCAGTGAACCCAACACAAATGCATATCGATCGCGTACAGGTGCGTACAAGTGATGATGGTATTTATCGCACTGCACTTGATTATGATTTTATGAAGCACTTGGCCAGCCTGCATAAACTTACTGCATGGCAGCAGTATGATAATGGATTTGAAGGGTTTGGTACATACACCAGTGAACATCTTATATATAGCGTGGCTGGCCTTGATTTCTATGCAGAAACATCAATGGACAATACCTGCTGGCGATACGTTACAGATGGTGATGATCACTGCTGGCATTTTTCACGTTGGTTTAATAACATGGATTACAAACCATGCCTGCATCATTTTCGGCATTGGGTGAATGCCAGCATTGAGTATAAAGAGGATTACGAAAACTATATATGACACAAGAAACACTAAAAATACTTAATCAGTCAGTAGTGTTCACTGCAAAAAAAGAACATCCTACTGATTTGTTTTATGCAGAAATTACGCTAGATGATAAGACGCACTTTATGATGTACCGACGCAATCCAACGCATATTTGGATTGATGGCCATCCAATGAAAACAATATTTGGTCATCATATCGAATTTGATTTTAGCAGGCATTTAGTGGAGTTAACCACGCTTACATCATGGCAATTACTCGAACGACAGTGGCTGCCAAAACAAAATCAAATCAACGATGATTTTGAACAGGATTATGGTTTATTGTGTGTTGTTGGGTGTAAGTTTGGGATTAACTATACAAAGGATCGTAGCTGCTGGCGTTACCTGCATTATGAAGAATATGGCGACTTGCAGGAATCGCTATCATACTTAGCTGCACAATCAGATTGGTATTCGAGCGACGAAAAACCGTCATTACAACATTTCATCAAATGGGTAATGAGTAGTGTTGCATATGAAAAGGGATTTGGGGAAAAGGAATTATGAACACTGCCACCATCATTGCCACCACTAACGCGCCAGTGGAATAAGAAAAGAATATAACCCCAATCCACCAATAACAGCCATGTATACTATATGTATATATGGCTGTTTTTATTCGGAGTAAACACCAATGAGTACTGCAATCAGGCTGCCAGTCAATGCACCAAGCTACAGTGCAGGTGGTGCAAATTTCTACATTGATCGCACTGGTGCCATCTACCAAACATGGGTTGGCAGAACCACTGCTGGTGGTCCATGGGGATCGCATATTTATCGCACTGCACCAGGCAGCACACCACAATTGATTTGGTTTGAACCAGGCTGCAATGGCTATTTAGAAGTAATCAATTACCAGCTATGGTTGGGATATTGTGACGCGCGCGGCCTGCAATGGCGTTTGCTGATTGATGGCTATATTGATCCAAGCAATGTACCATCATCTACCATCATCGATGTAAATGAAGCACAGGTGCAAGGCCTAAAGAATGCCACAGCCACTGCACAGCAAACAGCAGACCGTGCCAGCAGTACTGCCAGTGCAGCCAACGCCACAGCCAATGCCACCAACGTAAGCATGCAGCAATTAAAAGCACGCGTAACGACACTCGAACAGCAAGTGGCAGCACTGCAAACACAGGTAAACAATTTGCTTACGCCAAACCAAGTGGCTGATCTGGTGTGGTCCAAAGTATGGGATATTAATTATCAGATTCGTATGGGATTCCTGGCAGGCAAATCACCTATTGAAAACGTGCAAGATTACATCAATGATTTGGCCGTGTACATCAAGAAGGTAATGAAACCATGACCACACCAGATGCAATGTTTCGCCACGATTTCAGGCAGTGGAAATCAGCTGAAGATTTTCGCACACATGTATGGTCATATGACAGCAACATTGCCAATTGGGCCAAAACAATCATCATGCATCACACCTATTCGCCACAGGAATACCAGTGGCGTGGTTTGGCCACCATGCAAGGCATGATGCGTTACTATTGCGGCCTTGGCTGGACCAGTGGTCCACACTTGTTTATTGCACCAGATGGCATTTGGCAAATGACGGCCATCAATGAGCCAGGCACACATGCTGCCATGTGGAATAATAAATCGTGGGGCATTGAAATGGTTGGCTATTTCGATCATCACACGTGGTCAGAGAAACAGCGCACTACCATGTACCATGTGGCAGAAACGTTACTAAGGTGGCGTGGCCTGCAGCCATCAAAGAATACTGTACTAGGCCACAGAGAAACAGGCAGCAAGAAAACCTGCCCAGGCACTATGATAGATATGAATGTGGTGCGTGCTGATTTGCGTGCACGATTTGTACAGGATACCAATCCATGAGCACTGTAGAAACACAGCTGGCAGAAATTAATACTCATCTCACCTACATTGCCAAACGTCTTGATGAAGGTAATGCAAAGTTTGCCTCACTCGAAGCACGCATTACCCAATTAGAGCAAGAGCAAACGAAATGGAAGGGTGTAATGATGGCGATCAGTGCACTGTATGCAGTGCTAGTATTTGCATTGAATTATATGAAGTAGGAGTAACACTATGAAACCATGGTATGAATCAAAAACGATTTGGGTAAATGCACTGCTGCTGATTGGTAGCGTGTGCCTAGCACTACTCAATGAACCTGCAATGAAGGAATATGCACCTATCATAATTATTATTAATACTACTATTAATGTAATATTACGCATTATGACAACCAAAGAAGTGAGTATGTAAAGGTAGGTATGATTTATGGCATCTGACACACTTAAAAAAGATGGCGTAAATCGAGATGCTGCATGGCGTGATTTGTACTGCAAGCATTTGTCAATCGAAGGCAACATAGCAGCAGCAGCAAAGAAGGCTGGCATATCGCGACAAACGGTATACCACCATATGAATGCAGATCAGGATTTTAATACGCAGTGTGATAATGCAGTGGCGTTATTCAATGCCAGCATTGAACGCGAAATAAGGAAGCGTGCATTTGCTGGCAGTGATATGTTGCTGATGGCTATGGCGAATCGACACATGCCAGCAGAGTATAGGCAGCGTCAAGAGATACAGCAAACCATTACACATGATTATGTAGTAGAGATTGGCACGCCACGTGTACCAGCAATCACCAGCAACGCAGATACAATACAGGACGTTACGCCACAGCGAGTGTACGAAACCACAGGAGATGTTTTGGAATAATCCTGCACGGTTTCGGGCCTTCATTGGGGGCCGTGGCAGTGGCAAGACACGAGCTGGTGTAATCGAAGTATTGCGAATGCCAGCAGGTAGTACTGGCATGATCGTGGCACCAACATACCCAATGCTACGTGATGGCCCGCGCAAGATGCTATTAGATATTGCACGGCAGGCTGGCATACTCAAAACGCATAACATCAGCACAGGCACTATTGTGCTGCATGGCAATAGAACAATATTGTTACGGAGTGCAGACAATCCTGATAGATTGCGTGGTGCCAATCTTGGTTGGATATGGTTTGACGAAGCGGCCATGATGCACATCGATGCGTGGCAGATTGCCATTGCCACATTGCGAGAAATGCCAGGCAAGGCATGGATAACTACCACGCCACGCGGCCGTAATTGGATATACGATTTGTGGCATGGCAGCAGTAATCCTGATTATGCAGTGATTCACAGCAAAACCACAGACAATGTATTTTTGCCTGATTCATTTATCCACACGTTACGCACAAGTTATACATCTGAACAATTCGAGCAGGAAGCAAACGGCCAGTTTGTTGATTTGTCTGGCGCATTGTTCAAACGCCAGTGGTTTACGTTAGTAGACGCACCACCACCAAACCTGCAGTGGTATCGGTATTGGGATTTGGCCACCAGTGTGCGTGACAGTGCAGACTATACCGCGAGTGTGCGTGTGGCTATGGCAGATGATGGCATCATGTACATTGCTGATGGCATTCGTTTAAAAGCTGAATGGCCAGATGTACGCAAGATTATGATAGATGTGATGCGATCAGAAGCAGACGATACCACGCAAGGTGTCGAGGAAGCATTGCACGGTTTGGCAGGGCTGCAGGAATTGCGACGTATGCAAGAGCTGGCACACGTCACGTTGGTTGGCTATCACGTCAGCAAAGATAAGATGCACCGCGCCATGCCATGGGCCGCGCGTGCTGAACAGAATATGATTCGCGTAGTGCGTGGCGAATGGTGCCAGCAATTCATTGATGAATCTGTTGCATTCCCGTATGGCAGTCATGATGATATGGTTGATGCAGTGAGTGGGGCCAATGCCATGTTAGGTGATGGCAGCGTAATGTATGATTTTATGTAATTGGTAGTAAAGGCAATGTGCAATGACTTATAAAGCAATCGAGGCCATACCAGGTTGGTACAACGTTGCCAAGAAGGCTGGCGAGTTATACGGCACCATCGATGCATACGAAAAGGTGCCAATGTTGTACCGTGCTATCAATTTGCGATCAGACGCGCTAGGCACTGTACCATTCGTATTAGAACGCAATGGCGTGCCAGTGGATTATCCATTTACCACGCCAATGGATATGCTGATACAAGAAACAGAACGTGCACTGCTGCTTACTGGCAATGCGTATTGGTTGCGTTTATACCGCGGCCGTGTATTGTACGGGTTTCAATTCCTGAACCCCAAAAGCGTTACCGTTGAATACAAACCTGAATACCAATCATCAGACAATGTGTTGTCTGGCATGCGATTTAGCCAAAACATCAATGGCAAGATATACGGGCCATGGACCATTGACCAAATTGTGTACTGGCGCGAACCATCTATTCGTGATGATGTGTATGCAGGAGTGGCACCAGCAGGTGTAGCACTGCAATCTGCACAGCTGGCGTATTACCTAGAACGATTTACCAGTGCATTTTTTGAACATGGTGCACAGCCAGCCGTAATCATGAGCTTGGATAAATCCATCACGCCACCAGAATATGAACGGTTAAAAAGTGATTGGCGATCACGTGTAGAAAATGTATCGAACGCATTCAAAACCTTCTTTTTTCGTGGTGAGGTTAAAACACAAATTCTTACCTTCCCACTAAAAGATATGGAACTTGTACCACTGCAAGAACGCGTTACCACCAACATTACTACCACCTTTGGTGTACCACGGACCATGCTAGAAGCAAGTGCAGCAAACTATGCCACGGCTGATAGTGATCGCCAATCATTTTGGCGTGAAACCATTGTGCCACGTCTATCATTCTACCAACGGGTATTGAATCAGCAGGTATTTGCACCACTGAAATACACCATGCACTTCACACCAGAAACATTAGACGTGTTTCAAACTGACGAAGCGCAAAGAGCAGGCAGCCTATTGCAATTGGTGCAGGCTGGCGTGCCACTGGCCAGTGCAATGAAAATTCTAGGGTATGACAACATCGATGAAGCAGTAGGCATGCCACCAACAATCACTGGACCAGACGTTACAGGAGTGAATGTTGATACAGGTACAGAAGTTATTGATGCATCACTAAATGATATAAAAACAGTGCAGGCCAGCAGGCTGGCAGACTTGGAAGCATACGAACGCAAGGCACTGAAACGCTACAAGACCAAAGGCACTGCAGCAGTACCATTTGAATCAGACGTATTGCCACGCTACATGACTGATTACATTTATGCAGAACTCAAAAGCGTAAAAAAAAAGAGTGATATAGGCCACGTGTTTCACTTTATAAAGGCACTCACACTCGCTGATCTCACACCAGCTGAACGCAAGGTATACAACGCCATTGCAAGTAAGCTGGCAGCGCGGAGTGATAAGAATGCAGAAGCAATTGCACGTGGCGATTACACGGCCATTGACACTGATTTGCGTGGTGTGCTAACAGACAATGTTGCACAGCTGGTACTAGATGCAGGTGCACAACGCATTCGCACCATACCTGGCATGGCTGATGTAGTAGGAGATGAGATTATCAAACAAGGTATTGCCAATCAGGCAAATACCTACATTGATCAGTACTGGCAGCCCTTCCTGCAGGATTTATCAGACACAGAACGCGATTACATCAGCAAAGTAATCACCAACGCACAAACCACGGTTGGCATTACGGTTGGTGATATTCGCAATCAGCTGGCAATGTTTGGTGATTTGCGTGCACAACGCATTGCATTCACTGAACCCACACGAGCAGCAGCACAGCAAACGTTTGCCATTCAGAATCAGGCACTGAATGCTGGCATCAATACCACTATGATTTGGATTGCAGAAAATGATAGCACTACCTGTGATGAATGCCTGCCATTAGATAGACTTTTGCAGGACCAGTGGCCAGTAGAAGTGACTGCAGGACCACCAGCACACGTGAATTGCAGGTGTGCTATTGGGTTGGTGTTGGTGGAATCACCAATCATAGAACCAGGTGAGTAAATGGCATTTAGCATTGAAGTGCAGAACGCTACACTGCATCTAATCGAAAAGGTCAGGCAGTTACAGCAGGATGTATTGCCAGTGGTGGCAGGCCTTGCAGTAACTGAATTAATCCTGAACGATCCACCACCACCAGCACGTGGCAGTGCACCAGGGTTCGTAAGTGATAAGCAGCGCAAATTTGTTATGGCAGGGTATCGAAAAGGCACAATCCAAATACCCTATGTACGCGGCCGTGGTGCAGGCAAATCACAGAAGCTGAATAGAAGCTACCTGGTACTACGTGGCACCATTGCAGAATCACAGGTAGTAAGCACTGCCAGCTATGCACAGTATGTAATTGGCAATAAGCAGGCACCAATACACCAGGGCCGTTGGCTAACCACTGATGAAATAGCACGACGTATGGAGGATAGCGGCAAAATCAAATCAGTGGTAGACCAGGCCGTAAAAGATGCATTTTCATAGTGCTACACTAGCAAAGGATTGCACATGGCACCAACGTACAGACCACCAGCAGACGTGGCACGCAATGCACAGATGGCCCTCGATGTACGCGAATCCAAACCTGCAAGTGCACGTGGCATGACGTTGATAGGCCTTGCACGTGCAAGGCAATTGGCGAATAGGGAACCGGTATCACTTGAAACCATACAGCGCATGGCATCGTATTTTGCACGCCATGCAGTGGATAAACAAGGTACTACGTGGAGTGATCAGGGCCGTGGCTGGCAGGCATGGAATGGTTGGGGTGGCGATGCTGGCAGGGATTGGGTGCAATCTATTTTGAAGGAGAATGAACAGATGGAAGTGAAGGCAGGCAGTAGGCACAGTGCAGCAGATATGAAACGCATACGCGAAGCACGACGTATGGCAGAAGGCATCAAGGCATACATGGTAGAACTTGGCGATGATATGCAAGATGATGATGATGATACTGAAATCAAATCTATGCATGATATGAGTGATGAATTCAACACTCGACAGCGCATGATTGTGTCTGCACTTGTGGAAGTGACACACGAAGCAGGCAAGTTTGATACATCAGCTGGTGCCAATGGTGCACACTATATACCTGCAGAACAAAATGTATTTATGGCAAAGGGTATTTGTTGCCAGCACTGCTATTTCTATCAGCCTGATTATCAGTGTGCCATTGTTGACGCGATCATTGATCCAATGGCCGTGTGTAAGTTTTGGGTAATTCCACAATCAGAGATTATGGAAGCAATGCCAGAATCAGACGTAATTGCAGTGGTGGAAGTGGTAGAACCAATGGCAGTAGACGCTTCAGAGTATGCAGAACCTATGGAAGGCGATGTGATGGCAGTGCGTGCTGCTGCTGATCGCAACACTACACCAGCACAGCGCGAAGATATGCCAGCAGGTGATTTTGTACTACCTGATACACGAAACTTCCCAATCATCACACCAGATGATGTGCCAGCAGCAGTGTCGAGCTGGGGCCGATACGAAGGCGAATCTACATTTGAGGAATTCAAGGCAAAACTGATTGTGCTGGCCAAACGCAAAGGACCAGATTTTGTGGCAGCACTGCCACAATTGTGGCGTGATGAAATGGCCAAATCAGTGCGAGATTTTGCACGCCAGCTGATTGGAATGAATCAATGAAGTATGCAGTCAAACAAATATCAGATTACGTGGTGCGCGGCCGTGGCGTGGTGTTTGGTGGCAAAGATTTGACGGGTGATCGATTCACTGCCAAAACAGACTTTGGTGATACACGGTCATTCGTTGGCATGCCTGTATATTACGATCACGGCCTAAGTAATTTGCAGTCACAAATTGGTACTGTCAAGATGTGGCAGCCTGATGACGAAGGCATCGATGTTGATATTGAAATCGACAAACGCCACAAATATGCACAGCAGGTGATGGCACTGGTAAAACGTGGTGTGCTAGGATTATCTACAGGTGCACTATCACATTTGGTGGTGCGTGATGGTGGCGAACTCAAACGATGGATTGTAGGGGAGATTAGTTTAACCCCTACACCAGCAGAACCACGAACCATGGCTATTTCTGATACGAAGGCAGTGCCACAGGCTGGCAACAGCGGCCCTGCAAGTAACAGTAGCAATATACACAAATTTACAACAAAGGAATTACCTACCATGTCAGATCAATTAATCAAAGATGCAGTAAAAGCCGCCATCGAAGAAATGGCAGGCGAACCTGTACGCGGTGGCGTTATCGCAGGCAATGCGCCAGCCACCAAGAAGCTCACCACTATGGGCAACAGCAATGATCAAATGCAGGCCCTCAAACACTGGATGCGTACTGGCGATGAAATTGCAGCCAAGGCCGTATTAGTCGAAGGCACCAATGCAAACGGTGGTTTCTTGGTACCGGAAACCTATGCACAGCAAATCATTGATAAGCGTGATGAAACGTAGATTGGTGCCAAGCTGCCAATGCAACGCTACACCACGCAATCTGACATTTTCAACATTGCTGCACAAAATGAGAAATCAGATTTTGCATTCGTGGCTGAATCTGGTGCGTACAATCAAGATGAGCCTACATTTTCAGGTGTGGCCATTACCTTGTACACGGCATCATTGGGTATGTTGATTTCAAACCAATTGCTTCGTGACCAAGCTATGGATCTTGATGGATTTGTTGCACGTGAAGTAGGGCGCGCGTATGCACGTCACTTGAATAATTTCATGTTGGTTGGTACGGGATCAAGCCAACCCTATGGCATCATTCCACGTGCCACCGTCAACACCGAAACGCTGGCCAGCACCACGGGTGTTGATGCAGCGGATGTTATCAACATGGTGCACAAATTGCC